GTATTAGTTGATACAAGCCATCATTTAAAATTATAAGTTCCATTTATCTATCTTTGTCAGTATATTCATCTGGACTTTTTGTTCCCCAAGCTATTATCTTTCTTAAATTAATAGCTTTCATTTCTAATGTTGCATAAGGTTTCCAAGCTTTCTTAATTAGATTTAATTCTAATAAAAGATTAGACCATTGTTTTGATGTAATGTCATCACTAGTTATAGTTACCTTTTTCATTAGTGTAGTTTCCTTTCTGTAAATGGCTGTATCTGATTTGATCGTTTTAAGATATGTTTCTGCATAGCAGCATATTCTTTTTGATTAAGAAGAGTTTTATATATCTGCAAACCTAAAGCTGTTAGAGCTCCTGCAATTAGTGTTGCATCGTGTTTGTCTAACATACTGGTTATCTTATGTACAATCTCATCCACTATCTCCTGTTCTGTCTTCATGAGTAATCCCTTTCTTTAATCATTTCTAGATAATGAATTGCTTTATCTATATCTTCAACACCCCCTTTGGTAGAGTGTCTACAAATATATTTAATAGCATTACCTTCAGCAAATAATAATTTGTTTTTATTTACAAACTCTGCCGGTTGAATCGTAAAGTTTTGGTAGTGAGATCCCCCAACTTGTTTGTCCCAGACAACTTCTCCATTAGGATTTAGTTGTTGTTTTAAAGTACTAATATGTTCCTTAAGTTCGTCTTCTAGTGTTGTCATTTTTTTCCTTTCATCATTTGTTTTAGTATAGTTGTTGTAGGATTAAAATCTAAATCTCTACTGCAACCTGTGAATGCCATCAGCATCAACAATAATATTATCAACCTTATCTGCATCCAATTCTCCTTGACTATCACATACTCCACACTGAGCTGTAACTTCTTCTTTAGCTAAACGATACGGTATTCTAATGTATCCATTGCCCTTACAAGTAGGACAAATAACTTTATTCTTTTTTGGCGTGTCCATTTGTTTGTCCTTTTTTTACTTTCTTCATTTCTTTATCTACTAAATATTCAATAGTTTTTGATAGCGATAATTGAACATCAAAAATTTCTTTACTGAGAACACCTACATCACTATAAGTTTTCTTAGACAAAGATACATTTTTAAATTTAGTTGTGTCTGTCATATTTCTCCTTGTTATATTTTATGGGAGTATATGTGTTGTAATTATTAAGTCAAGGATTAAATGAAATATATTTTATTGATGGTTTTATGTAGTGAACTTGCAGGCAATGAATGTAAAGTTATCCCTACACCCACAATTTTATTTGATGATTATAGTAGCTGCATTGTTTCTGGCTATGAATATTCGCATAAATTAATGGCAGAGTTTGATCCAGAATGGACTAATAGTATGCTAGCTTACACTAAATTTTCTTGTAAATTAGAGACTGTGACTTGACAGCCACAGTAATGTGATATATTTATCACACATCACACCTTTTTTCTTTCTGCCTTTATTTTCTTTAAAGGCAGGAAGTTATCTTCCTTGGCCTTTGTAGCGTGTCAATTTTTTTTGTAATTTTTTGTTTTTATTTAAACTTTTTGTGTGGACTCCAGGCCTCTTCTTAGGTTTAGCACGAGGTACAAAATGTGTAAATTTTTGTTTAGCCATTATAATTTTTTCAATGCTAAGTCTATATCTCTTGCATTAGCTATATGTGGAATGTAACTTATTTTTCCATTTACCTTTTGTTCAAGATCATAACCACATGTCATGCATCTAAATATATTTTCATAGATAGATACCAATACAGTATAAGACTCACATTTAGGACAATCTCCATTTACTATCTCCGTTCTTAATTCTATACTTTTAAATTTTGTTTTTTTCTTAGGCATTAATAAATATCTTTTAAAGTTTTCCATTCAGTATCTTTTACTTTTGAATTATCTAAATGAGGTTGCTTGATATTATCTTTTCTTTGTATATTAACTTGAGTTGTATCTTTAGGAGTATCCCAAGCTACTCTACCAATAAAAAAAGATTTGCCTAAACTTGATTTTTTATTTGGTCTTGGAACTAAAACTTCACCATTTATATATCTTGGTTTTGTCATTATTCTAATATTAACTTTTTTATTGATAAAGATCCATCAATATTTTTTTCTAATTCTGCTTTAGATTTTATGCATTGATACTGCATATTATTATTTTTAATGCTACGCATTGCAACTCTTTTGCCTTTTAAACAATTTGACATAGAGTCTTGTATTCTGTGTTCTTTAATCTCACCATTAACAATCATCAACAATGCAACGATTATCTCAGTCATGTCCATTACCATTAGCTCTGACTTTATCTTTTAATTTTTCTACATCATTTAACGCTTTTTCTAGTTGCGTTTTAAGAAATTCTATATTAACTTTGTTAGTCATATTCTGTTCTTGATTTTTAATTAGTTTTTCTACGTCACCAAACAAAGACTCTATCAACATAAACTGCTCCTGGTCCGTAGGCTTTTGTTCACTCTTTTTAAGTAGATCTGCCTGGAATAGTTCACGTGATGTCTCTAAACTTGTCAGTCTACTTGTAACTTCTGTATAAGCAAAAACACCCATAGCAACACCAGCTACAATTGCTAACATATTTTTCATCGGCATACTTATTGATGTGTTTTCTGATATTTTCATTTTTTCTTTTTCTTACCACACTGACATCTAGGTCCAGATATCTTTGTAGCAACAGCTTCACATAGTCTATCTAGACCTGCAAAAAAATTATATATCCATCTATCAATCATCTTTAGGTTTTGGTAGAGGTAGTATATAATCTTTTGGTGGTTTTTTCAATGTGCTTGTGGGTGTTAAAAACTTATCTCCCATTAAAGTGACGTCTGGGTTCTCTTTTTTATAGCCATCTTTTAACTGATCCCATTTACTTTTACCATCTGCGGGTCTGTTATCTAGTTTAACTGGAGTTACACCTGTACATTTTGATACTAATAATCTAAAGTTTTCATTTCGTGCTAGACTTGGATTGCTGTTAACCCTACCACACATCTTCATTAATTCTAATTGTTGTTTTAGTTCCATGTTCTCTTGCTGCACTTGTCTAAATTCTTTTGTGCAGGCTGTTCCAATATAATGTCTGTAAGTTACACTAAGACGATCGTTGTCACTATTATTATCATAATCATTAGAACTAGAATTATGTCTATAATCGTTGTCTCGGTTTTCTGTTTCGATTCTAACATCGACTTCACCAGTTCTGCAGCTATTAGTCCCATTAGTTAAATACTCATTTTTAGGATATGCAGGTTTGCAAAATACTGTAAGACCTATAAACATTAAAATTAATATTGCTGTAAATCTGTAATCCATCCTGAGAATCTCCATACATTACCTGTTTAAATCCTTAATGTCGTAGCTGTGTTCTCTAACTTCATCTGCTAATTGTCTGTATAAATTTTCTGCCATCTGCCAAGTAGATTCTGCAGAAGTTAGTCTTGTGTTTTGATCTGAAATTTTTTCTTGGGCTGTAGTTAAATCTCTTTTAAGATTTATTATTTTATTTTGATTGTCGTTGATTGTGTCGGTTAGATTGACAATATACTTAACGCCAGTGAATGTCCCGAACAGCACAGATGCTATAACCGGTACTAATACAAAATTTTTTTTGAACAGTTCTGCAATATTCATCGATCCGACCTGACATATTAAATGATAGCTAATACTACTATTATTATAATAACGCAGCCCGCAACAACTTTGTGATCTTGAATAATGTGTTTTATTGATGCTTTAATTTTATCCATATTTCCCCCTTAATGTATATCACCCCAATTTTTACCCTTCTCGTAGTCTACCTTGTTTGGTATCTCCAAGTCAACTGCAGATTCCATAATTTCTACAATCTTTTTAGCTTGTTTATCATCTTTTACAGAAATATCAAGTTCATCATGTACTTGTATGTGTGCTACAATACCTTCTTTATATAATTCTAACATAGATTTTTTAGTCATATCAGCAGCACTACCTTGAATTAATTTGTTTAATGCTTTGTAAGTATAAGCTCGCTTGATGCCTGGTCCATGTTCCTGGACAGCTTGATCAAAAGGTAATGCTTTATGCATACCAAAAGTATTGGGTTCCCATAAATGGAAACGACAAAGCCTACCTAATAAAGTTCTTATCTGTCCACGTTGCTGAGCTCTGTTAGATACAGATCTTGTCAAACTTTTTACAAAAGGTACTCTCTCGTGATAGATAGAAAATAATTCTTCTGCCTTATCTTTTGATACACCTAACTCTGCCTGTAGTTTTGCTTTACCCATACCATAGAACAATCCTAGGTTAATTGTTTTAGCTTGGTCTCTTGGTATATCTGCCATCTGTGCAACAATTGTATGGAAATCTGCATTGCCATCTTCGTAAGCATCTTTAACATTAAAGACGCTTGAATCTTGATCAAGGGATGCATAGTGTACTACTAGTCTAGGTTCTTGTTGACTGTAATCAAAGCATCCCCACTCGCAACCAGACTCGGGAATAAAGAGGGATCGGATCAATGGCCCTAAGTCTTTGTTGCGTGCAGGAATTTGTTGTAAATTTGGATTTGAGTATGAAAATCTACCTGTAACTGTACCACCAGTATCAGATCTAATTTGGTTTATATCTGCATGAATTCTACCATTATGTTCATGTTTAATAATTGTATCTATAAATGTTGTATGTGCCTTGTTAATTTCTCTGGCTTTTGCTATACATTGTACTAAAGGATGTTCATGTGTAGACAGAAAATTTTTAGTAAATGAAGGCGCTTGTGTCTTTGCCGTTCGTTCGTAGTTTAGTTTTAGTTTATCAAAAACTTTGGCAATCGATCGTGCTGCCCATATTTGAGGTTCTATCCCTGTTTCTGTTTTTACTTTTTGGAGTAATGTTTCTTCTTTTGATGCTAGCTGTTGCTTCAGTTTATGAGCTGCTTGAACGTCTACTCTTACGCCAAGAAATTTCATATCAACCAGACAAGGAAATAGATCTGTCTCAAGTTCAAAAATAGATCCCAGGTCCTGGTCCGTTAGTTCTTTTTGCATAACCTTCCATAAATTTAAAGTTAATTCTGCATCACGTTCAGCATAGTTACCTACATACATTGCAGGCAATTTCCACATATCAGCTTTAGGATCTAGTCCCCATTCTTTTGCTACTTGATTTAATTCTGTTTCATTTTTACCCTGGCCACAATAATCCCAACCCAATGATCCTAAATCAAATCTAAATCTATTTTCATTTACTAATGACGCTGCAATCATTGTGTCAACAATCTGTCCATTAATTTGTATTCCCATAGATCTAATCCAACACACATCATACATTGCATTGTGAAATACTTTGATAGCATCTGATTTACAAACATCTGTAAACCATTGAATTACTTTACTTTTTTCTAGGTTACCACCACCTTCATGATCAAATGGAAAGTATCCTGAGTAGCCATCAGTGGCTACGGCTATGCCTACAACTTTACCACGACCAACAATAGAACCAGATCCCATTGTTTTTAAATTTGGATCACAAGTCTCTAAATCTATTGCTATAACATCTGCTTGTCTAAGATCTGGAAACTCTTCTGGCTTAGACCATTCTGTTTGTGCTTTAAAAACTAGTGGTTTCATTATTTATCCTCCTTTAAATTTTTAAGTTTGTAATCATAACTACCTTTTTCGTGTTCATCGGTAATCCATTTAGCAGAATTTTCTACAGAATATATTTTACTACTCACTAATCTATTGATTAAATTTTTAGATGGATCAACACCCATAGATGCATCAAACATTTTAAGTCTGTTGTTAGGTTGAATAGCAAAATTACCATCTTCTAATTCAAGAACATGACCACACTTATGTTGATCTGGTTTTTCTGCATAACCAAAATTTAATTCATTAAAATCTCCTGCACACCAATCTATAGTAAATAAATATTTACCTTTTCTTTTTACTTTTCTCCTAGATGTATATTGCATAGTGGCACCAGCTAGTTCATAAAAAGTTGTAACACTTACATTGTAACTAAAACTGTCCCACATTACTAATTCATCAAGGGGTAATTCTTTTACCCCAGGTTTTGTACAGAAAGCTGAGATAGGTGCTCGCCACCATAGACCACCATCTTCCATTAAGAAATGAAACATAGGCACTCTGTTTGGTATAGAGCTAAAACCAAATACTCCTACTTCAAAATATTTATCGTGTGAATCTTTTTGATCTCTTAAGTAATTTCCTCTTACGCAGCATTCTATTACTGGTATGTTTGCATTTAAGTACGCCATTATATCATAAACTCCTTTGATTTGTTATTTGATTTAATTAAATATAAATTTTTTGCTGATCTTGTAACTCCTACATACCATACTCGGTATTCTTCATCTTGTTTCTCTATAGATTTTTTAGCACCAGCCATAGTATTTGTTGTCTGGTTTAAAAACAAAACTACATTAGTTGCTTCACCTCCTTTTGCTCCATGAATAGTAGACACTTTTATTCTAGGTTCTTGATCTATTTGTTCTCCATTATTTAACATAGCATCCATGTAATCTATTTGAGTAGGAGAAACTTTAGTAAAAGCTTTTTGCCACGGAAGAGTGATATCTACTTCACTCATTCTTTCTAAAACTCTTTGAGACTGTATTTCTGGTATTTCTTTTTCTTCTCTCATTTGATTCCAATAACCTATGTCTTCGTACAAAGATTTACCTATACTATTTCCTTGTGAAGTTTGAAAAAATAAACCATGTCTTTTTAATATTGGCAACACTGGTTTTAATAATGAATTGGTTCTAGTTAATATTAACCAATCGCTTTTTTCCATATCTGTTATTAAATCTGTTAGTTTAAATCTTTCTATTATTTCACCGTGTTCTTCTTTAGGTAAATAATCTTTTTGTATTCTATTAACACCTACTCTAGATATAACATCTAAAGCTTTCGTTTGAATATCAATAGGCACCCTTCTAGATTTAGTTAAAGGTATTTCTTGACCAGGCCATTCAATAAAAGATTTTACATCAGCACCAGCCCAACCAAAAATTGCTTGGTCATCGTCTCCTGCAATCCATACATCTGGAGCACCTTTCTTATTCGTATTGTCTTTTATCAATTTTTTTAACATCGACCATTGAATTAAAGATAAGTCCTGTGCTTCATCTACAAAAATAACTTTTAGCTTTGGGGATTCTCCTTCAATTAAAAATTTTTCTACCATGTCATTAAAATCTATAAGACCATATGTTTTTTTATAACTATCTATTTCTTTTGAAATAGCATTTAATTTATATCCATCAATCCATGATAAATGTTCATTAAGGTTAAACTGATCTAATGTGGTAATTTGTTTTACTTTAGCTAAATTAATTAAACCCAAGTATTCACTATCGGAAGAAAATATACCGTTCCATTGATTAGTTTCATGCTTTGCATATTTAATTTGAATACCACAAGTCTCACCAATTTTTTTATAGTGTTCTTCCTGCATTACATTTTCTTCTTTTAAACCTAATTGTTTAAATGCACACGAATGAAGTGTTTGAAAATAAGGTAGATCTTTTTTATTTAATCCTACATTGTCTGCCAGAAATCTATCTCTGGCTTCGTTAGCTGCTTTCCTAGTAAAAGCAAAGTAACCTATGTTTTTTAAAGACATATTATTATCTATATACCTTTGTACAGTGCTTAATAATTTTTTAGTTTTTCCAGTTCCTGGGGGACCAATAACTTTGTAGTTTGCCATTAATAGTTACTCTCTTTTCTCTCCACTGGTTGATATTCTATCTGATCCATGTGAAGTTGTGGAAGTCGACAGACTTTTAAAGTTTTACCATCTACATTTAGTGAGTGATTAAACTCTACTTTACAATCTTTTTCTAATTGTCTTGCTATTCTTTCTTCTGGAATTTTCCAACCACTACCTAGATGCTGGATGAAAGATGTAAATTTAAAGTAGTGATCTCCTTCGTTAGTATAACAAGCACCATTTTTTATCTGTCCCCTTTGTTTAGCTTGAGGACCATTGATACAGTATTGATATAGTTCATCCTTTAATCTATCCGTAATTTGAGTTCCTTTTGGTGGGTAAATAGTTTCACAACCATTTCTCCATTCATTTAATTTTGCTCTGTAATCTTTTGGTTTTAATGGTTCAAAGTAAACTCCTGTCTGTTCCCAAATTAAATTTAAAACTTCTTTCTGTGTTGTCATTAATTTTGTA